TGAAAAGTATCCAGATGCTGATCATGGTAAGATAAAAGAATACTGTGAAAAATGCATGAAAGAAATGAAATCTTATAAAGAATCTATAAGTGAAAAATTAGAAAGTTTAATTTCTAAAGCTGAAGCTAAATCTGTTTCTGAAATGCACTTTATGAATTTCTTATCAGAATCTAAAAAGAATGAATTTGATTCTTTGTCTGAAGATAAAAAAGAATTAATAGTTGAATCAATGAATAAAGATTCTATTATGTCAACTGTACAAGCTGAAAATGTTTGGGATTCATGCTTTATCACAGAAAGAAAGGCTATTAACTTTATTGATGATATGCCAGAGAAATACCGTTCTAAATGGGATAATCTTTCTGAGGCAAGAAAAGAACAAATTATTGCAGAATCTAAATTCCATTCTTTAGGTACTCCTTATGCTATTAATAATTTCTGGCAAACAAGAGACTTAAGAGATACACAAATGAAATTAGAATCTTTAAATGAATCTAAGACGGCTGCTGAAGCCAGAGGTAAACAAGAATCTTTACTAAATGAAAGTTTCAAAAACGACTTAGTGAATAAAATGAAATTCAGATTAAATAGATAATCATTTAATCTAAAACGATATAATCGAGTAGTCAAGAAGAAAAGGACTTAGGCGATTAGAAACGGAATAGTATATTCCACAAAAAATGCGAAAAATAATTTTTTAAAATGTACGCAAATCAATTAATCAACGAGGCTGAGGTTCAAAAGACTTGGGGACCTGTTATTGAGGAAAGTACTGGCATAACTGAAAAATCTAAGTTAGCTTGGATGTCTAAGTACTGTCACTACCACAACCTTAATGAGAGCACTACCACAACCTTAATGAGAGTGTTTACAATACTGTACACCTTAACCCGAACATGAATGTTCAAAGTATGGGTAACGTTACATTGCCAGGAAACCCTGGATCAATGAATGCTTTCCCAGCACAAGCTGCTGGATCTGGAGACAGACCTTTTTCTTTGCTACCACTTGCAATGCAAGTAGCTGCACAGACTGTAGGTTTAGACTTAGTTCCTGTAGTACCAATGCAAGGCCCTATGGGAGTTTTAACTTACCTAGACTTTGTATACGGTGGAGGTAGAGGATCAGGTGCTCCTATTAACGGTGCCCTAGATACTGTAGCTGCTCCATTAATGATCAAAGTAGGATGTACTCCTGGTGCAGGTTTTGCTTTTACAGTAAATGACCTAATCTATGTAGATACTGCTGCTAATATTGCAACTGGTACTTCTGGTGGATCTTACGAATTAACTTTCGTTGGAACTTCAAGAATTGACGGTTTAAATATCTTCAGAGTAAGAGCTAACACAACTGCACTTGATGCAAATGGTGTAAACGGTGGATTTAACTTCGCACAAGGTGCTGAGACTGCTGCTGCAACTATTTATAATTCAATTGTAGCTGGTGGTAACTATCACGGTTTAGTTGCTGGTACTGCACTAGGTGTAGTTTTAGCTGCTGGTAACGTTGCTGGTACTTTCACTAACCCTACTAACTTAGGATTAGTTAAAGCATTAGAGGATCATATTTCTGGTTTCTCTGGTAACGCTTTCCAACCAACTAACGACCCTGCTGTTGGTGGACCTGCTTTTGCAACTGAGAATATTAACGGTTTAGATCCTTACCAAAGAGGTGTAGGTGAATCAACTGTTGATAACATCATGGGACTTAGCTTATTCAACAAGTCTGTAGCTGCTGAAACTTTCCAAGTTGCTGCTGCTGTAACTAGAGAGCAAGTACAAGACCTTAAGCAATTCGGTATCGATGCAGTAGCTCAAGTAGAAGCTGTATTAGTAAACGAATTGACTCAGTCAATCAACAAGTACATCTTGGACAGAATCTTTAGAAACGGTGTAACTAACAACTCAAACATTGCGGCTGTAAATGGTACACAGTTATCTCAACAGTTTGACCAAGCAGGTGGTGCAACTACTGCAATTGCATTAGGACCTAACAACACTACAAACGCTAACGTCAATGCTGCCGGACTTCCTGCTGCACAGACTAACGTTTTAGGTGGTGGTAATGTACAAGGTACTTTACAGAGAAGAATCTACACTAAGATTCTTGCTGCAAGTAACTTAATTGCTACAAGAGGTAGAAGAGGACCAGCTACTTTCGCTGTAACAGGTGGAGAAATGGCTACTGCTCTTCAATCAGTTGCTGGATTCGTTGCATATCCGTTATCAAATACAGTTAATCAAGCTGGTGGATCTTTATATCCAATTGGTGCGATCGCTGGGGTAACAATTTATGTTGATCCAAACAGAGCCTTCAATGACTATACAATTGCTGTTGGTCGTAAAGGTGATGGTAACTCACCTGGTTTAGTATTCATAAATCTAGATTCGCTTTAGTAGATGCTGGATTCAATCCTGAATTAATGTATTACACAATGAACTTTACGTTCACTGGTTGTTCTATTATCTAATAATAGTTTAATACTTTATATAGAAAGCCACTCTTCGGAGTGGCTTTTTTGTTTTAATTTGGTTGATATATAATTAAATTAAAATCATAAAATTCTCATGGGTAAGTTAAAGACATACAATGAATTTGTAAATGAAGCATTAATAGATGCAATCAAAAATCCAGTTAAATGGAAGAAGATTAAAAATAATGCCAAAAAGTATCAAAAGGCAAGAACTGCCCAGGCATTAAATGATGTTGATTTTGCAAAAAGAAAAGAAAAGGCTAGAGGAACATTAAGCCCACAACAAAAAGAAGTTTTAGACCAAGCAAATAAGGCCAAGAATATGGCATTAGCAGATACTGCTTCTAATATTGCACAAAGAATGACTGACTTAGCAACAACTGATGGTTTAAAAAAGGTTGCAGCATTAGCAAAAACAAAAGCTAACTTAGCAGCAAATGAAATTGTACTCAAGGCAGCTGACGGTGAACAAGCAAAAAGGTTGAAAATTAGAAAAAAGGAATTAACCAAAAAAGCTCAAAAGGAAAAATCGGCATTAGCTGATTATGAAGCTGATCCTGCGGAAGTAGATAAAGCTAAAGAAGATCAGTCAAAAGAACAAATATCTGCATTAAGAAAGAAGAGAAAACCTCTTATTGACCAGAAGGCGGCTGAAAAAGATCCAGCAAAGAGCAAAGCTATAGCGGTTAAGATAGAAGAAATAAATGTTAAAATAGCTGAGCTTGAAGGTGAAGGTCAAGCCGAAGCAAAAGAGGATCTTGCTGCTGCTAAAGAAAGATTAGCTCAAGAAACAGGAAAACCTGCCACAGATAATAATACTGAAGATGAAAGCACTGAAGATGGTGGTAAAACTAAAGAGACGGCAGCCGAGAAGAAGGAAAGAGAAAGAAAAGAAAAGATCTCTAAGAAGATTGAAGATGCAATGAAAAAAATTGCTAAAGCTAAACAAGAAAGAGTATTAGCACAAAAGGAAGAGGATGATCTTGCTAAAAAATTAAAAGATGCTAAAGGTACTGATGCTGAAACTGCTTTAGCTGGTCAAGTAGCTGCTGCTGATAAAGCAGGAAAGGATATTGAAAAAGCAATAACCGATTTACAAAATTCTATAAAAGACTTAAGAAAGCAATTAAAACCTGTTGGAGAATCTTTTGAATATGTAACAGAATCCATTTCTGCTAAATTTGCAAGATTAAGACCAAACCTGTAAAAATAATTATTAACTATGAAATGTGATTGTAAAACTTGTAGTTGTGGAAAAACTTGTGATTGTACATGCTGCAACTGTTAAATTAAAACCTTATGTATAAAGTTCGTAAAATAAACTTTGGATGGTATAAAAGGCGGTATGGTATTCTATTGGAAAACCTACCGCCTTTGAAGCAAAAATTGCTTTTAAATAATCGACATATGAAATGGTTAGATTCGGATACTCAGGCTTTTGAAATTATATTTAAAGTAGAGGACATGAATGATCATGAAAAGAACGTTAATAAAGTTATATGGAATCCTTTTAGAGAAACATTTACAACTCTTAAAGAATTAGAAAAAGATGCTGATCTTGTTGATTGGAATTGTGGAATATGTAAAGTTCCTATAAAATCCAGAATGGATTCAAAGAAAGTTGAAAACTTTGTTTGTACTAAATGTTCTAAAGCCCATAACTCACGGAATAAAAGTGTAGATGGTAGAATTATAGATACATCAATTAAATTTACTAAACACTGTAAACACCTCCTAAAAAAGGAACAGAGGGAGTTTATGACTTATGCTAAAAGATCATCTAAAGCTTAAGGCCTGATCAAATGAAATCTTAGGAAAATCATTTATCTTACTATACGGTGAAGCATTTAGTACTTGGATGTTATTCTGAGTTAGTTCTGCTTTTAATTGTTTAAATCCTGGTACAAATTTATCCATATACATTCTGTCAGATGTACCTCTTGAAGGGTAGCCATCATGAAAATGGCTTTCATCACCATTATTAGCCATATCAAAACCTAATAATATAATTCGTGCTGCACCTAAATGATAAGCAAGATTAATTGCAGCATATCCACTATTAAAGCCATGAGCTAATGTCTGAGGATCTTTTTCTAAGCCGTAAGGTTTTCCTTTCTTTAAAACTTTAATATCACTCGTATATTGGCTACCAGGTTTTAATGCATATTTTAAACCTTTGTATTTATCTATGTCTTGTTTATACCAAGAATAAAATCTAGTATCAGTCCAATATAAAACATCTGCAAAGGAATGAAATAAAACGGCTTTATTGACTGCAATGCTTTTTGCTCCATGTAATTCTCTAAAATCAAAATTCTTTAATGAAGGTCCACCGCCAATAATATAAATAGTTTCACCTTTAAAAATAGGACTTACTGCTGAATACTGAACATTAGGATCGTGTCTTTCAGGTAAATGTACAGGTGGTACATTACTTCTAGGCGCATTTCCTTGTGCACGTAAAGGTGGAGTGTTTTTCTTAAATCTTCTAGTAGTATGCCTTCTTTCTATATTAGATGGCCTAGTGTGTACTATGTTAGGATTCTCCATTACTTTTCTAACATTCCGTCTTCTTTGCATTATAAATGTTTATTTTTATATTTATCCATGATGTAAACAATTCACTAATTTGTCCATATAAAAATAAATTAATTATGCGGAACATACAAAACATTTTACTTACAGAAAAATATCGCCCAAAGGCATTAGAAGATTTAATAACACCAAAAAGAGTAGGTGAAAAATTAAGTAAAGGAGTTTATCAACATTTATTATTACACGGCAGTCCAGGTACAGGAAAAACCTCAGCAGCAAAAGTAATGGTTAAACATTTTAATCATCCTTACTTATACATTAATGCATCAACTGATACCTCAGTAGATATAGTAAGAAATAGGATTACTGATTTTTGTGCAAATCGTTCTATTATGGATGAACCTGGAAAAATGAAAGTAATTATTCTTGATGAGATTGACGGTGTATCGGATCAATTTTTTAAAGCATTAAGAGCAACGATGGATCAATTTGCAACAAACGCAAGATTTATTGCTACATGTAATTATATTAATAAAGTACCAGATCCAATTCAGTCAAGATTTGAAATGATTGATTTTGATTTTTCCAAAGAAGAAGAAACTGAAATAATGAAAAGCTACATTATGAGGATTCTTAAAATTTGTAAAGAAGAAGGAATTAGTATAGATAAACATGCAGCTGTTGAATTAGTAAAAAGAAAATTTCCAGATTTAAGAAATATGTTAAATCAGTTGCAAGGTTTCCAATCACAAGGTAAAGATACAATAACTGTTAATGATATAAAACAATTTAGTTCAGTTTATAAAGATATTTATGATTTAGTTATTGATGGAGAAGATCCTGTAAAAAATTATCAATATATGTTATCTAATTATGCAAACAGAACTGATGATGTATTATCTTCACTAGGTGCTGAATTTATAGAATTTATTCAACAGGAAAGACAATCATATATTCAGTTTATTCCGCAAGTGGTAGTAACTGTAGCAAAATATCAGTCCCAAAGGCAACAAGTAATAGATCCTGCAGTATCAATGCTTGCTTGTATTTATGAACTGCAATCAATATTAAACGGCGTATGAGATCACAATTCTTAAAACAATTAATAAAAAAGTTTCCTAACAATTATCAATTAGGATCAGCAGTTAGAAGATATCATTGGTTAAGGCAAGAAAATAAATATGCAAAAGAAGAAGCTGAAGAAATAGTCTTAAAAGAAACTTTCAGTAATAACTAAAATTTGTTATAATTATATTAAATAGATTATTATGAGAAAAACAGGAAGGCATACATTTGTTATTGACGGTAACTATTTTCTTTTTAGAACTCTATATGTTTTACCAAGAAAATCTAAAAAAGCTGAAATGCTTGGTACGGAAGAAGATACTAAAGTATTTATGAGAAAGCTAGCTACTGACTTTGCATATCAGATAAGATTATTTGAAGGTCTGATTGATAAGGTTGTTTGGACACAAGATTCCAGATCATGGAGAAAAGACTTTTACCCAGAGGCAGAATATAAAGGTAACCGTAAACAAGATAGCTCAATTAACTGGGCAAACTTTTCTAAAGTTACTGAAGAGTTTACACAATTACTTATTAAGCAAGGTGTTATTTATTCTAAAGTAGACGGCGCCGAAGGTGATGATTTAATGTATGCATGGAATACTGAATGTCTAGCAAATGATAAATCTGTTATTATGTTTACAGGTGACAGAGATTTGGTTCAATTAGTAAATAAGAGTACAAATAATAATACTCATACTATATTGTTTTCACCAGCTCATAAAAAGCTTTATACTTATCAAGGCTTTTCTGAATGGCTAACTTCAGAAGAAAAAGAAACTTCTAATGATTTATTTGATGTACTAAAAGTATCATCTTCACCAGAGTCACAATCTAAAAAACTACTTTCATCTATTATTTCCAAAAAGAAAGTTTCCGTTGTAGAGGTAGACCCTGAAGAGTTCCGCTTCCGTAAGGTTCTAACCGGTGACTCTGGTGATAATGTTCCTCCTGCATATTGGTATGTATCAAAACCTAAAAATGGAAAATCTAGGAGATACGGTGTCAGTGAATCTAAAGCCACTGCTATTATTGCAGAATTCAAGGAAAAGCACGGATCCTTATCTCATATGTATTTATATGAAGATGGTTATATTACTGATTTGGCTAATATCTTAATTAGACATATGAAAGCTAAACATATGAGTAGAGAACAAATTATTTCTAATTTAAAATCTAACGTTAATTTAATGGTACTTAGTTCTCATACCATTCCAGAAGGTATATTAGATGAAATGTTTCAATCAGTAGAGTCTACAATAAATATAAATGAATTAGCATTACCTAATATTTCAACAATGAAAAAGATTGTTGGTGGTACTAAATATGACGGAGATGATAATTCTGCATTTAAAGCTAGCTTCTTTAAAGGTGATGATGATAATTCAGATGATATGTCATTCATTACAAACAAAAAAACAAAAGGAAAAATATTTTAATGGAAGTAATTAAAACTGAAAATAATATACCTGTGGTTAGGTTGCCTAAAAAACCTAAAAAGATTCTCTTATGCATGCTCTCTCATCATAATTTACCAGCATTAAAAAGAATGGTAAAATCAGTAGAGCAACAATATGAAGAAAAGAATTTAATAATTGAACCAATTATTGTTATCAATACATTAAATGATCAATATTATGAAGATGTTTTAAATGAAGGATTTTCATATAAAGTTATAAGAACTGAAAGTAATGGAAAACCGGGTAAAGGTAAAAACTCCTGTAGACAATTATTTTTAGATAGTGATGCTGATTACTTAACTCAAGTAGACGGTGATGATTTTCTTTATCCTACATTTGTTAAATCAATATGGGAACATATAGAATGGTACCCTTGTATGGATGTATTAGGTAAACACCCAATGGATGCAGTTGCAAATGAACAAGTAGGTGGCCATCATTTTAAGGTTGGTAAGAATGAAGAATATTGGGGCTGTGTTTGGGGTGATTCATTATTTAAAAGACCAGATCATGGACCAGGAGAAGCTAATTGGGTTAATGAACCACATCCATGTAGCTTTGATAGAATTTTATTACAAAGTAGAAGAAGTGCTGAAGTTATGATGGATGAAGATATTCCTAACGGTGAAGATCATTTATATTCTATGCAATTATTAGCTTTACACCAACAAAGAAAAATATCCTATTTTGTAACAATGTCAAGTGACTTATATGTAACAGTAAGAACAGAAACTGATACTATACAATTTGAATATCCTTTCGGCCCTTATATTGAAGAAATGAAAACTAAAATGAGAGAGCATGTTCAAGAATGGAGATCTAGCCAAGAAGAACTTCCAATGGTCTTTAAACCTTTACTTTTAAACTGGGAACAAAAGGCAGAAATTATTAAAGAACTTTATAAGTAATTTGTAAACAAAAGTACTAATCAATCGTATAAATAATAAAAGGTAATGAAATTATTTGATTACATAAAAGTCTTGTTTGGAAAAGACTCACAATGGAATAAATTAAAAGGTTATGATAAGTCAAAAAACTCCTTCATGACAAATAGATTTATGAGTATTAAATTTCCAATACAAGCAAATATGTTTAATGCATTAAAGATTGATCCAGTGGGTCAAGCAGAAGCATGGAGAATGGTTGCATCAAAATTCAATAGAGTACCTGGTTTTATTTATACAAAAACCAAAGCCAAAAAGAAGGAGAAAAAATGGGATCCTAATCCTAAAGCTTTAGAAATGTATCTAAAGATTAATGAAATAGGTGAACGTGATTTTAATGAAGCAATGAAGCATATGCCATCTGAAATAAAAAATGCAATAAACGTATTAGAAAAACAGATGAGCAATGATGTTAATTGATAACCAATTTGAATTAGAAATTCCAACTCATATTTCTTTTACTCTATATAAGAATGATTACATTGATAATCTTATTATATCCAGAGTTAAAAAAGAATGCAGAAATGAATCTAAAAAGAAAAATGAATTTATTGTATCTTTAGATGCTTTTCAGAAGGCAATAGAAACTTCAACATTTTTAAAAGCAGAAATACAGAAAACTTTAGGACAAGATGCTTTACCTAATCCTAATTTTAAGCCTAATTCTATTTTCTTTTTACAGTCTATAATAAAAAGGTTATCTAATCTATCTAAAATAACTTTTAAAATATCCGATGCAAAAATCTATTCACGATTAGTTAAAGTTGATGGTGGTAAAGAGATTTTAAGTTTTCATTTTAATATTATAGAAGGTGTATTTGATCTTACTAAAATTTTAGATAGAGAACAGTTAGATAATTTTAATAAGAGGTTCATGGACATTGGTGTAATGAAAAATAAGTACCTTGAAAGAATTCCTTACTTTTATATTAAAGCTACATCTTTATTTGATGTTCTTTCTCAATTTGATGATATTCAAATGGATGCTATGAATGGCTTTGATATCATCACAGCAGTAGATCCTAAGATAGAAGAAGATGATCCAATACTTTTAGTTAAGACTGACTATACACCGTATTAGAACATGAATATATAAACAAATAATGTTTGTATATGAAAAGAATTATCAATTGGTTAGGTGGTCTTTTAAAAGATGAAAAAGGCACGCCTTCATCAAAAAGGTTTATTGGTATTTTAGCAGGTGTAACATTATGCGCCGCTTTAATGATTAATCTTTACACAGATATGCCAGTAGAGCCAACTCTAGTAAATGCCGTTGCTGCAATTTGTATCGGTGGTTTAGGTTTAGCATCTGCTGATAAAATCTTTGGGAAGAAGAAAGTAGATATAGGAGACCAACAAATAAATTCATAACATGGCAGTAACTGGATCAAGTACAGATGCTAATGGCGATCAGTTATTAGTTAGTCTTAAAACACCATACGAAAATGTAACCGAAGTAATAGGATTTACTGATTCTATTACAGGTGAATCTACCTCTTGTTATTATAACAAGGATTTTAGGTGGGGTATTGATGGTGTGACTTATTCTGATTGGGTTCCACTTACTGATATAAATTTAGAAGCATTAACATTAAATCCTAAAAATCCATTTTGGATTCAATATAGGTATACACAAGTAGGTGATTGTACTTTAACATTTAATTCTATAGCATTAGAGATTGTAACCGATGGTGGTGTAATTTGTAAAATACCTCAAATTGATTGTGGTGGAGTAGACGGTTGCTCTGGTGCTCTTAACTTGGCGTTTGATTGCTGTGGGGGTGGATGGAATCCTTATGATATATCTAGGGCTGGTCAAATGTATGACCAATTAGCTGCTATGACAAGTAACTTATTTGGATTTTGTGTTGATTATTATAAAACTAAAGCAGACCAAAGAAGTAGAGATGTTATTTTAAAAGAATATTCTTTATTTGATGTTATTAAAGAAGGAGAGATTAAAATTTTAATTCCTGATAATGAATTACCAACTCGGGATATAAATTTCAATCCTTTAATGATGGACTTTCCCGTCCAATTTGAAATTCATATTGTAAAATCTGCATTTGAGGCAGTGTTCGGCGTAGGAGCAAAACCACAAATGAGAGACTATTTATATTTTAAACAATTTATGAATAGAATGTATGAAGTTGATGCAGTTGCACAATCAGATGATTTTATGTATACTGGTGCATATTGGAGAGTAAGCCTAGTTACATATCAACAAAGAACAAATGTAGGGTTTGAAGATACTGCTGAAGGTGATGCAGCTGAAGCATCTACTGAAGCATTAGTTTCTAATGTAGAGGAAAAATTTAGGGTTGAAAGAGAGAATGAATTTAAAGATGTTAGAAAACCTAATGAATATAACACAATAGGTAGCCAAGCTAATGATTATGTAAGAAGGGCATTAAATAAAAAGATGACTATTACAGAAGAGAATGTCTATAATCAATGGACAATCATTTCTAAATATCATTATGCATTAGGTACATTAGAGGATAGGTCTATAGCAGTGAAATATAGATATAAGGATGGGTGGACAAATACTGATAATAGAGCATTTACATTTTGGTTTAGACCTCAATACATTAAACCAATTCAAAAAAATCTCTTAGTTATTTTAATAAGTGATGAAGGTGGTTATCCTAAGTTAGTGACACCAGGTTTACCTATTGCTCCAAAGAGTGATATAATTGTTCCAGGTGATTGGGTTTCTATTAGAGGTACAAATTCTTATAATGGTATACAAAGAGTTAAAGAAGTCATTGGGGATAGTATTGTTTTAGATACACCTTACATAGACAATATAATAACACCAACTGCAAAGTTTAATAAAGAAGTAAGTAATACTTTTTTAGCATATGATAACTATGAATTTAAATCACCTATAACAGCATATGTTGAATTTACATATACTACTAATTGGTTTATTATTAAACTTAATGATATTTATTATAAATATGATTTAAGTAAAAAATCAATTAGCCTTATAAAAGATAAATGGTATGCAGCAACTATTAACTTAAATAACTTATCAAAACAATTATCATTATTTTTATATAATACGGTAGAACAAGCAGGTGCTGCAAATCCAGATAGAACAGCAGATTTAACTAATATTTATGTAAATACACAAACTATACCTGCTACATCTGTGCCTGATGGTTTTGCATGGAAATTATTTGGTTGTCAAACCGACTTAACTAACATAAGAATTTGGAGTCAACCTATAGAAGAAGAATTACAAGAATTAATCTTAAGTCAATATGTAGTAAAGGATTCACACCTAGCTTTGGTATTAGATAATGCTTCACCAGAATTATTATTGCCAACTGTTACTAACCCAAGATAACTTGGAATATATATTATAAATTTAGGGAAAATGAAAGACGAATCGAAAAATAAATTTCGTGACAGTTTAGGTGATCTATTAAATGATTTGCCTGATGAGGTTGAAGGTTTAAGTAATAACACAGAGGAGCTACAGCCTGTAAGAGTTGATAGTGGCCAAAGTGCTGCACTGATAAAAGCTAAGAATAAGGCAGAATCAGTAATGAATAGTTTATTAACTTTTTACTTAAGTGAAGATATAATAGCAGAACATGAATACATTAGAGCAAAGGCTGCTTTAGATGAATCTGCATTATCTATGCTAATCAGACAAATGCAAAATAGTGAAACTGCTATTACCTTATTAATGGAGACTATACATGAAGGTGATGTATCTCCTAGAATGTTTGAAGTACTTAGTGATTTACAGCGAACTCTTTTAGATATTATAAAAAGCCAAACAATGTATATGGTAGCTATTGAAGAAAACGCTAAAAAGATATCACGAGATGTTGATGTTTATCACAGTACTGAGAATTCAACATCCAATAAACAAAGTGGTATTAAATCTAGAGGAACTAAAGATTTAATGAGAGCTTTACAAGACACAATTAAAGAAGAAGATATAGAAGATGTCGATGCAACTGAAAATGAAGAATGATTGCCTGTTAATTCAGGAAATCGAACAAGAAGAAGCAACTACAGCCGCAGGAATTATAATACCTGCTGATAAATATAATCGCAGAGCTATAGTTATTAATCCAGGTGATGCAAAACATTTAAAAGCTGGAGATGTTATATTAAAAAATATAGGAAAAGGCACAGTGTATAATTTAAATGATGAAGAGTTTGAAATAATACATGTTGGAGAAGCCTTAGCCGTGATAGAAAATAATGCCTAGACCACAAGCAGAATCAGCAGGATTTGAATTTAAAGTATCTAAAGGTGCTGAATCTTTTGCATGGACTTCCGAAAAGGTAGAACAATTAATGTTAGCTTTAGATGAAGGGTATAAACCTAAGTCTACACCTTTCTATGAAGGTAATCCTAATTTAAGAAAAGGTAATATTGTTTTTAATTATACTGCTGATGAATTAAAAGAAATTAAAAGGTGTGCAAAGGATATTGTATATTTTGCAAATACTTATTGCACTGTGATGACTGATGAAGGATTACAAACCATTTCATTAAGACCTTACCAAGAAAATATGCTAAGGCAGTTTCAAGCAGAAAGATTTAATGTTTGTTTAGCAAGTAGACAAGTAGGTAAAACAATATGCTCTTCAATTTTTATTGCATGGTATTCTGTATTTAATTTTGATAAGAACTCTTTAATACTTTCAAATAAAGGTGCTACAACAAGGGAAATTATTGATAAAGGTAAAACTATATTAGAACACTTACCTTTCTTTCTAAAGCCTGGTACATTAAAATGGGATGTATTTAATTCTAAGTTTGATAATGGTTGTAGAATAATTGGTCAAACAACTACAAAGAAAGCAGCAATTGGTTTTACTATTCATTTATTATTCATGGATGAGTTTGCTCACATACCTGCAAACTTTGTAAATACTTTTTATGAAAACGTATATCCAACAGTATCCGCTTCACAAAACTCTAAAGTTATTATAACAAGTACACCAAACGGCTTTAATAAGTTCTATGACATTTATACAGCAGCTGATAAAGGATTAAGTGAATATACACCATTCCGAGTTGATTGGTGGGATGTGCCTGGTAGGGACGATGCATGGATGCGCCAAGAAGTTGCTAACTTAGGAAGCGATGAAGCATTTAACAGACAATATGGAAATCAATTTATAGCAAGCTCTTCACTATTGTTAAGTGCAGCTAGCCTTAAAAAATTAACACAAGGACAAATAGAATTTGAACATAAAGAAATACCTGAATTTGATGATGCTGATATTGATTATTCTAGTTTATTATGGCAACCTAATTTTAATCTTGATGAAATAGAAGAAGATTACAATTATTGGGTATTCTCTGTTGATATAGCTGAAGGTACAGGTGGTGATTATTCTGTCATTAATATATTTCAAATAAAAATGTTAGATGAAAAAGATTGGAAATCAGTAACTACTCCAGGTAGTTTTGTTGACTTCTTTGGTATAAGACAAGTTGGTAGGTTTAGAAGTAACTCTCATACTATTGAAGAATTTGCTAAAGCTTTGTATATTTTAGCATTTGATTTATTTTATTCAGAAAATGTAAAATTAATTATAGAATGGAATATGTTTGGTGGTGAATTAATAAAAAGAATGGAAACAGTCTTTCCACAAAGAAATGAATTTGATGAAGAATCTGTCGTAAAATTTAAACATAGAGTTGATGCAAAAACTAAACAGTTTGGATTAAAGGTTAAGAAAGATAATAAACCTATTTTTTGTCAAAACTTTAAAAAATATATTTCTCAAAATAAAATTTGTATCTATGATAAAGATACAGTAAAAGAATCCTCAACGTTTGGTAAACTTCCAAACGGATCATATGCAGGCCAATTAGGCAATGATGATTTAATTATGACTTGTATAAATAGTTCTGAATTCTTTACGACATTAGATTTTTCTGATTTTGTTGAAGAGATATATGATGATATAGATCCTTCTATTCAAAATAAAATAGAAGAAATTTTAGAAAAAGATTCAAAGGGTGGGAATCTTAATTTTGATATCTATGACTTAGTATAAAAAGTAGTTACTTAGTAGATATATAAAAAAACTAATAAACAAAAAAAATATAATACAAGATGGCACTAGATCCAAAAATCGCTTCTCTTAAGGCTGCAGGAACATATAGATTTGAATTTGACAAAAGTCAAGTCGTTAGTATCCCTGCTAATCAAACACGACTTGTTGTCGGTTTTTCTAAGACAGGCCCGTTTAACACTCCCGTCTTCATTCCCGATACAGCTTTCTTTAAGCAAGTATATGGTGATATAGATAGAAATTTAGAAAGAAAGGATTCTTACTTCCACAGAAGTTGTTTAACAGCTTTGGAAAGAGGACCTATTCTTGCTCTTAACTTATTAGCGTTAGATGCTAATGATAAAGTTAATGCAGTTAGATTTTCAACTGCTTCTACTCTTGATACATCACAAAAGAATGCAGGTGCTGATTATGAGTTATCAAAATTTTATAACAGAGATAAATTTTGGTTTCCATCAACAGACGACTTTTTAACAAACGTCGGCGCAAATACTGATGCATTACAGCCAACTACTGTAAATGACTTTTTAGATATTGTAAACTTAGGTCAAAATCCTATATCTGTTATTGCTAAAAAATCTGCATTAACAAATGTTTTACCTTTCCAAGTAACAGTTGAAGAATGGTACGGTGCTGCTAATGTTCCTGGATTTTTAAATAAAGATAGTTTAATATCTGACTTCTTTGTAGATATTTTTGTAATTGAAGGAAACTTTGGTGGAGACTTCGGTACAACTACTCCTTATTCTAGATTTAATGCGGATCCTACTTTCCAAAAGTATTTTGATCCAACACAAGGTATAAAGAGAAGAAAGTTCCAATCTGACTCAACTGATACATTATTACAAGAATTCTTTAATGAAACAGAAGTAACTTTACAAGCTACTTATACTGCATGTTTAATTCCTGATTTTGTAGACTTATTAGGTAATAACCTTTTCGTTGAAAAACTTGTTAATGCTGATACGGCATCAACTGGATTATTTGTTACTGTAAATGAAGATTTATTTGACGGTGATACTTTAATTGATGGTGTACAAGGCGGTATTGATATGATAGGACATAACATTGAGTATATTCAAGCTAATTCAATCCAAGATGATATAAACATGTTATCATATAGTGGATCAATTGTTTCTGATTTAAATTATTGTAGAACACTTGACACAGGAACTGTAGTAACAAACTCATCAAGTATAATTACAAAATCTATTCCAACTGGAAGTACAGATATACAATTACAAATTGTTAATGCTAATGATCCTAAAGATGCTTTATGGAATGCTTTTGATAGTATGAGTGCTAATACTGCAACTGTTGTAGGAACATTTATATTAAGCCAAGATGGTACAAAATACATCCCAGTTATATCTAAACAAACAGTAGGTGATACTATAACTATATTATTATCTGGTGATGGTGCTGATTTAGCTGACTTTAGTACAGCAGCAGATGCAAGCTATAATTATATTAATGAAGCTGACTTTGATTTTGTAGCTGATGAATTTAGTCCAATTAATGGAACTCCTGCTGGAATCATTGGTTCTTATGGATCAACATTACAAACTCAATTTGCAAACGGTACACTAACTGATGGTGATGAAGCTGTTTATGTATTAGGTGGAATTGAATATACATCTTATTTAGTAATGAATGCTATAGAATATGGATGGATTCACACTGCTCCAACACAAAGAGTAGCAATTTCTGATCCAGCTTATTCTATACCAGCAGTAAGAATTACACCTTACCAAGAAGATGGTTATATTAACTTAACTCCTCATCAAGAGTTTACATTAAACGGTGCAGGTTTCTTCTTAAAATCTGATGGTAGTACATTAGCTGCTGCTAATTGTTTAAATGTACAAACTTTAAAAGGTGCACTTAACTTAACTATTGATATTTTAGGTGATTCAATTAATGAGCCAACATTAAAACCAAATGAAATTTTAATTGCATCAACTTCACCAGAGGCTGCTGATGTTATAGTAGGAAACTATTTGGTACATGATGAAGGTACTTTAACAGGGCACTCAAGATTAACTAGAATTAATTCTGTAGTTGGTGGAGTAACATCATCTCAGTATTCTGTTATTCCTGCAAACACTACTGCATTATTGGTAACATGCCAATCTGAAGTTAGTGTAGATACTGTAGGTGCTGATAAAAAAGTAGAATTATATTATCCAATTGACAGATGGATTGATTATTTAAATATCTTTGAATTACCAGGATTTAAACTAATTGCAACTAAACATGTACCTGATGGTTCAGAATCTAGACAAAATCAATGTTTAAGTCCAATCTTAGGAGGTACTAATTTATTTAAAGCATTAACTGATAGAGAAACTATTAACTTTAGATACTTGGTAGATACATTTGGTAATGGTATTGAAGCAAATTCAAAATCAATTTATACAAGTTTATGTATGGAAAGAAAAAATGCGTTTGCCTTAATTAATGCCCCATCGGCTAAGGACTTTAAGAAAAGTACAGATCCTAGCTTTACAGATTTACTTGGTGGTGTTTCATCTAAGTTTATATCTGAAGGTGGAGATCTTGCATTAAATCCAACAGTTAGATATTCATTACCTTCTGCAACTAGCGGTGGTTCTTGGGGTGGATTCTTCTATCCTTATATTACTGTTAGGGATTTAGGAAAGAACATTAATGTTCCTCCAGCTGCAAATGTATCTAATAACTTTATTCTGAAATATGAAAACGCATTACCTTGGTCAATCGTGGCAGGTGTAAGACGTGGAGTAATAGGTGGAAATGGAGTTGTAGGTTTAGAAATTAACCTAGATAAAGATGATCGTTATTACTTGGAGCCATTCGGATTAAATCCGATCATATTCCAAAGTGGAACTGGTCCAACTATCTTTGCAAATAAAACTGCACAGCAAGTACCGAAATCTGCTTTAAGTTCAATTAATGTTAGAGAAGTTGTTATTTACATCCAAGATGGTATAGAAGCAATATTGAAAAACTACCTATTTGAATTTAATACAGCTCAGACAAGGTTAGAAATTAAAACATTAGCTGATAACTTCTTAGCAACTGTTCAAAATGATGATGGTGTTTATGATTATAGAAATATAATGGATGAAACAAATAACACACCAGAAGTTATTGATCAAAATGTAGGTATCCTAGATACATATATTGAACCAGTAAGAGGAATGGAAATTCTTGTACAAAGAACTACAATTTTAAGAACTGGAGCAATTAGTACAGGAAACTTCCAATAAGAAGAAACTAAAGACGAATATATAAAAAAACAAATAAAATATGCCACTACCACATTATACCCAATCAAGGGCCAGTAGCCAAAGGTACGAACCTATTCAGCCTAACCTATTTGAGGTGACAGTATTTTCACCATTAGGGGATGATACGGGTTTAATCTTAGAGCAAGTAAATTCAATAGGAGGATTAAATAATTTAAATCCAGCAATTGAGCCAGTAAATCAGAAATATAAGTTCGCTGATAGATCTTATGCAGGTATGCCGGCTTCAACTATGGTTGATTTAACTCTTAACTTTAGTCTTAACTTGAATGAAGCAAATGAAAACTACATTTATAATACATTCCGTAATTGGAATAATTTAATCTATGATCCGCTAACAGGTGAAATGGGATTGAAAAAGGATTATGTAGGAAGTATGATTGTTGTTCAATACAACAGAGCAGGTGATATCTTTAGAAAGATTACATTTAAAGATGTATTCCCAACAGGACAACCTGATTTTATTGATGAATTAAATTATACTACACAGGAAGCTGCTCAGCTAACAATGACTTACAAATGTGATCATTGGGTTGAGGAAAATGTAGGAGCATAAAACAATAATTAATTTAAAAACTGGGATTGTATAAAACTTTCCCAGTTTTTTTGCCTTCACTCTAATATATAATATAAAATATATAATATAGAAATGATAATCTATAAATTACAACAGGAAAAAACAAGAAAAGTTTATGTAGGATATTCTGTAAATGATAATCCTAATAATTATGGTACAGGTAAGTACATTAAAAGAGCAGTTAAAGATTTTGGAACTAAAGCTTTCAATAGAGAAGTTTTAGAAGAATTTGATAATGATGAATCTTTAGGTGATGTTTTAAAAAGAGTAGAATATTGGATTAATAAATTTAAATCCGATAATCCTAAATATGGTTTTAATGAAACTGTACAAGAATTAGTTCCTCAAAAGAAAAGACTTACAAAAAAATTACAAGTCCTAATTACACCTGAGGATGAAGAAAGCTTAAATTCAATAATTATACAAAAATCAATGGAAAGGTCAACTAAACCAGTTGCAATATCTAGGTATGTTAGACAATTAATTATAGAACATATCGTTAGTGAAACTAAACCAGAAAAACAATTAATAAAAAACAATTAAGAAATGTCAAACGAGCACGAAGAAAATATTAAAAAAGAATTTGCAGCAGCTGAAGGGGTACCTGTTGATGCAATAGAAACAACTGAAGCTACTGAACAACCTAAAGAAGTCATTTCTGAATTAGGAAAGGTAGATGTTAATAGGCAAATGGGAAAAGTTACTTCTGATGATCCAGAAATTCAGAGATTAAATTCATTAGCAGGTTATACTAAATTAGATTTATCTACATTCCCATCGGGTGGTAGATTTTATAGAGATGATTTTGAAATTCAAATTAGGCCAGCAAAGGTTGCTGAAATTAGAGCTTTTTCAACTATTGATGAAAATAATTTAAAAGAAGTAGATGAAGGTTTAAATAACTTGGTTATGTCATGTACCAAAGTTATGTATGGTTCTCAACGAGGATCTTATAAAGATATCTTAGAAGAAGATAGAATTTATTTAATTTTATCAATTAGAGAATTAACATTTAAGGTAGGTGAACAGGTACTTAAAATGCCAGTAGGTAAAAAGGCATGTAAACAAACTGCATGTAAAGCACAAGAAAGTGTTGAATTAAGAACTGAGAATTTACAATTTAATTCTATAGGCGATCATATTGAAAAATATTATGATCACAACGAAAAATGTTATACCGTTCAAACTAAAAGTTATGGTGAAATTAAATTAGCACCTCCTACAGTAGGCGTAATGAGGGCGATAACTGATTATATCAGAGATAGAGAAGAGCAAAATCTAGGGTGGGATAAATCTACATTAGCTATCTTGCCTTATCTACAAAGAGAGTGGCGAGGATGGAATGAAAAAGATATCTTTTCAAAGATTACATCTTTTCAAGGCTGGGATGCCACTAAGTTTACTATCGTCTATAGGTTATGTGAAGATTTAAAAATAGGCGTTAAGCCAGAGATGGGATTCCCATGTCAAAGTTGCGGTGAGGAGGTCACCGTTCCTTTAACGTTTCCCGGCGGTATCAAGGCTCTCTTCCTTATTCCAGATATCTCTTCTGAACTTCTTTAAAGTTAGGGTACTATTATTAGAAAAGTTGCATCTCCAACCATCAGAGTTGGATTTGCTTCCTTTCTATGAATATGAGTATACTTTGGAAATCTATAATGACTTGTTGAAAGAGCGTAATAAGCAAGAACAACAACAAACGCAAGATGAGAAGGATAAATACAATATGGATAACATGGCAGGGCAAGCTAAAAGACAGATGTCAAATGTAAAAGTTCCAAATATGCCTAGTATGCCAAAGATATCCATGCCAAAACTTTAAAAAATAAAATTTAAATGGCCGCCGTAACATTAGCACAATTAATGGATCCATTAACAAAGATCCAAGCTGCTACCGAAACAACAGCAGATGCAATTACTGGATTAGTAACAGCAATGGCAGCACAAGGTACTGTTGGTGATGCGGTGCAGAGTGCTATCTTAAAAGAGTTGCAATTACAAACTGCACTACTTAAGAAAAGAAATAGTGGTGGAGGATTGAGTAGTTTATTTGGCGGTTCTAGTGGAAATAAGAGTGGTGTATCAAAATTGGAGGCAGGCGGTAATGCATTTAAGGCTTTAGGTGCTGGTACGATTGAAATGGCTAAAGGGTTATTAGTCTTTATGCTTGTCCCAAAAAAGACAATTAAGAAATTTAATGAATTTGTTAAAGATCAATTAGAAATATGGGGAGCCTCAGATAAAGAAAAGTTAGAAGATGGAATGTTAGCATTCGCGATGATGGGTAGAAGTATACTCACATTTGCAAAAGATTTAGCAAAAGCTACATTATTTTTAATACCTGCGGCTGTAGGAATACCGTTAATGTATATTGCTACTGCTCTAATAGTTCCTTTATTTTTATTGCTAGGAACGGCAGATAAAAGAATACGTAAAGGTGCTAAGGCACTAGACCGTATGGGTGATGCCCTTAAATCATTTGCTACAGGACTAGCATTCTTTGCACTTACTACATTGTTTATATTAATGGTTCCACAAGTAATAGTTGGAATGGTTGGTGTACTTTTGGTTGTTGGTGGAGCCGTAGCCGTTTTAGGATTGGCTTCTAAACAAATTAGAAAAGGTGCAGCTGCGTTAGCATTAACTGGTGTTGCCTTAGGTGTATTTGGTTTAGGATATGCAATATTTGCTTATGCTGTTATGTCTACTGCACCAACTTTAGAATCGGTTGCCGTACAGGCAGGTATACTTGTAGGAATTGGTATAGCAACAGCAATAGTAGGAATATTTGCAAGTACTATTGTTATGGGAGCTGTTGGTTTAGCTGCAATGGGAATAGGATTACTTTTATTTAGTATAGGTTATATTCCGTTTGAATTTGCAACTACCAATGTAACTATGGAGGAGATAGGTGTACAGGCTGGTGTTATAACTGCAATGGGCTTAGTCTTTGCAGCTGCCGGTGCAGGTGCAGTATTTATTATTCCAGGGGCAATAGCAATAGGGGCAGTTGGTATTGCTTTAATGTTATTAGCACCAGGGTTAATGGCGATTAAAAAAGTTGACTTTGACCAAGAAGATTCTGAAAACCTTGCTACTTTATTAGCAGGTATTAAAATGGCATTTATTGGTGGACAAAAAGAAGATGCAGGTTTCTTTAGTAGCCTAAAAGGAGCCTTTGCTGGTGTTATGGATAGTGGTGCAATGATAGCTGCTGCCGCTGCATATTCAGCAGCAGGTATGGCTTTAGTATTTTTATCATTTGGTTTAAAACAAATACAGAAAGTATTTGATAATGGTTGGGATCTAAATTCATCCAAACAATTAGCCACAGTATTAGGAAGTATTTCAGCAGCATTTGCACAAGCAGGCGGTGAGCCATCAGATCCAGGTGGTTTATTTGGTAAAGTATTTGGAACCGCATTTAGTCCTAACGCAGTTGAAAGAGGTATTGATTCTGTTATGGATGCAGGTAAAGCTCTAAGAAGATTAGCTACTGGGCTAACATCATTTCAAAAATTAATTGATAGTAATGTTGAATTTGGAGAACCTGACGATAATGGTAATTATAAAAAAGGTACACTAGGATATGCTATAGTAAATACTGTAGGTTTTGTTCAAAAGGCATTTGCTGCTGTTGCTGAAGAGGGTACAGTTCCTGCCGGTGGATTCTTTAATAGTTTATTTGATATTAAAAAGAATAAAGTACAAGAAGGTATTGATTCTGTAAGTGGAGCAGGTAAACAGTTAACACAAATAGTTAAAGGCTTAGATGCATTTCAAGGTTTAAAAAATCCATCAGCCCTTGCTAATAAAGTTTCAAAAGTATTAGGTATTGTTGGTACTGCATTTGCATCAATCGGTGGAAATAAAGTAACTAAGAAAACTAAAGCTCTATTTGGATTAATTGATGTAGAATGGGATAAGAATAATATTAAAGAAGGTGTAAAAGCTGTTAGAGGAGTTTCAAAATCATTAGAAGGTATTGCAAAAGGTTTAACTGCTTTTTCTGGAAAGTTTGATGCTACAGCAGTTGCAACATCTATTGCTACAATGTTAACATCAGTTGGTGACACTTTCGCTAATTTATATAAAGAAAACCCTAATATATCAGCAGAGCTTAAAGACTTTTCAGGATTTATAGTAACATTAGGAGATGTTGCTAAAAAAGGATTATTAGACGATGCTGCTGAAGGTATTGAAAAGATAGCAAAAGCTATTGATGGAATTGATACTTATAAGACTGAATTATTAGGAGACTTATTTAAATCTGCCAGTCAACTCTCTAGAAATGATAAAGCATACATAGCATTAGGTAAAGCTGTAGAAAGAATTACAAAAGAATTGACCAAGAATAGAGTCTCTATGAGAGATGCAATAGCAAATGCTTTACCTGGTGGTGGAACCCCTGAAGGTGGCGGCGGTGGAACTGGTAATATACAAATAGGCTCTGCTTTTGGTGCTGATGCAGAAGAAGTAGTTACTACATTAAGAAAGCTAAATGCTACTATGAATGAATTACCAGGAAGAATCTCAGATATGAAACTTGTTGTAAGAGGATCCTAAAACTTTTCCTATTTTAAGCTATATAATATTTAATAACAACTAAAGTTAAATAGTATAGTATGAATAAAAATATAGTTTGGTTTGATTTAGAAACCACAGGCATAAGTACTTCAGCCGACCGCATCATTGAAATTTGTATGATAAAGACTGATTTTGACGGTAATGAAATTGAAACTTACCACCAATTAGTTAATCCAGGTAATGTGCAAATGCGAGCTGAAGCTGAAGATAAACATGGAATTTCAATGGAGATGCTAAAGGATAAACCTACCTTTGAAATGATAGCATCTGAAATAAATGACTTTATAGGCGATTGTGATCTAGGAGGATATAATGCATTATTCTTTGATGTACCTTTCTTGTGTGAAGAGTTTATGAGATGTGGTATTGTATTTAATCATAGAACCCGAGCAGTAATGGATCCTTTCCTTATTTACAGTAATTATGAAAAGAGAGATTTAACTAATGCTTATAAAAAGTATACAGGAAAATCTTTGGAAGGTGCACATAGAGCTGAAGCAGATGTTAGAGCTACA